TTTTTTTTTTTGCGGGTTTCGGGTCGGGGCCCTTCAGTCGCTACTGAGGTGCGAAGACAAAGCCTTCTGTGAATTCTCATCACTGCAGCACCACTGTGGTTGGGGCTTCTGCTAAGTCCAATCGATCGATAGGAGGCGCACCGCGGGGTGCTCCACTAAAGTAATCTCATCAGATAGCAAAACCATTTCACATAGTTCATCTAATTCCACCATGCCAAGACCGTAAACTTCACACAGCCAGTCACGGAAATCATCATCAGAGACGAGAACCGTCTCTGATTTAATGGTAGGCACGATATTTGCAAGGTCAATTCCAGAAACTTTTGCTGTCCAAGTCAAGTCATCTAGACTCAAACGCGAACTATCTTCCAACACATAGCGCTGCAGGAAGAAGTCGCGCATGAAAGGAACATGGCGAAACTCGTAGGCATAAGAAAGCGACTTCCCGGCCATATACTGAGACGCACTCTTGTTTTGAGCATACAGAGCGCGAGCATTGAACCGGGCAATCGCCTTGCCCACGAGCGGCACCATGCAGGGCTCTTCTCGATCAGCAAAAATCCTCTTGGACAGGAAAGTGGCCTGTCCGTTGAGGCGAGGTGATTTGGCCTTGAGAACCATTTTGAAACGGGCCACAGTGGCGGTCCATTTATCAAGGCAAACCTTACGAACCATGCACCCCAATAAATCGTCGCCAAGCACAAGTGCGCGCCCTGTGTTACGCTGTTCAAGCATAGACACAGAGAACATCACTATATTATACATGGTGTTGCCGACGGTCGTCTTGGTAGTGCCGGTAGGTAATTGGTTTGCCAGCTGGGCTTGCAACCCAAACGCGCGAGACTGCACCTTGAATTTGTTGATATCTTTGTGCAATTTTCTCAGCCAAGAAGGCATGTTGATAACTGCAAGAAACTTGTCAAACAACAAATGGGTGCGCGCCCGTTGTTCCTTATCATTGGAGCTGTAATCTCCTTCAACGGTATGGGTGCAAGTGTTATCCGCAGTGATGAACTGCGCGAGTTGAACGTCGTTTTTCTTGTAAGCTGTACAGTACTTGATGCCACCTATAGTCTCATTCTCGAGAACCACCTCAAGTCTCTCCATAGCAACCATCATCGCTGGTCCTGTCACGGTGTTAAACGCGTCATTTCCAGCGAAGATGATGCGAGGAGCCCACTTGGGGTCGTTCCTCTTCAACAGGACTTCCTGCTTAACAGAAAGATCCTTGGTCCCGAGATGTTGGTTGGAACAGTAAGGAAGCTGCTCCAGGGCATCAAGCATCCTCTTTTGCTTAGAGGCATCAAACTTCATCATCCACCGTTTGCGATCCAGCTCGTTATCATCCCACGGAGGAAAAGTGGTATGAATTTTGTCAAGAAGCTGGTAAGCAAGTTCATACTGTGCATCATCTATGTCATCAGTGTGAAAAGTGTTGCACCGTTTATTGAACGCGGCCATGAAAGAGTCATAATCAGAACCCGTAACAACCGGAACTTGCTCTGCCAGCAGAGGGCCGCACTGGTTGTCGGGGTTAGTCATGGCTTTAAACCGCGCCGGGCCTTCGAAAGTCATGTCACATGGTACTTCCAAATGGTAGGTGCGCTCGGTGGTGACCTTGAGCCTTCCGTGCAGCTCGTGCACGCTCTGATCGGCATCAGAAAACCCTTCGTGACTCCTAACCACAGGGGTAGGATCTGAAAGGGCCCCCGAACCAGGGTCTTTACGTCTCATAAAGCACCTGGTCCGGGGCATAGGCTCGGTTGGTTGGTTAGTTGGTTGGTT